ACAAACCGGATGGCGATTTCATACCCCGACGCGAACATTGTTTGGAGTGGACACACCCACACAGAGTTCTATCTATCCATCGCGCGGCAACGGCTCGACCATCACAACAACGTCACCCGCGACGAGCAATACCACATCCGTAGCCCCGGCTACAAAGAGGACACGTCGAGCGGCAGCGGGTGGGCGGTTGAGAAAGGATTCATGCCGCAAAGCCTCGGCGCGTGGTGGCTTACGATTGGCATTGAAAAGAAGAAAAATGGGGTAACGTCGAACTACTTCCCATACTGCAAGTTGGAGGCGGCGAAATGAACGACAACCCAACCCCGCCAAAGAAGGACGCAAAGGCTTCTGCACCGAAGGCCGAGGACATCGAAGGCGCGGAAATGGCGCGTCTCTGTCGTGAGGCCGTCGAAGTCGTGGGAGCCGACGCGGTGCTTGTCGTGTGGACGAAGCAGCGGAGGCGGAAGACGCACATTTCCCAAACGTCGCTCGGCAACGGGCTGACGGTCGTTGGGTTGATGCGGTGGGTAGCGTCAAAGGTGGAGGAGATGGACGACACCGAGAAGGACGAAGAGCCAGACGAGGAAGACGAGGATTGAACACGGCACAGCCTCAATCCGATGAAGGAACGACGATGGCAGACAGTCAAGACAAGCGCCCGCGCAGCGTTTCTACGATGGTTGGGATAGGCCAAATCGTGTCGATGTTGCTTGGGTTTGGTGCGGTGATTTACTCGCTCGGTGTCAAAGGCGAGCAACTGGAGCGCGCGCGAGCGGACATGGAGGCGCTTTCTCGCGTTGTCACAGACTTAGCCGGAGCGCAAGCGTCGAGCGCGATAGCCGACGCCAAAGACAAGTCGGCCATTGAAGACATCAAGCGGCGAATTGACGCGCTAGAACGGCGCATGGATAGAGTCGATAGATGATCGGAAACACGTACGACGATTTGATCGTCGGGAGACACACCATGAAAGGTTCACACAAGACAACTCTCGCCGGAATCGGAGCCATCCTGATTGCGGGTGGAAGCATCCTGCAAGCACTGTTCGACGGCAACCCGACTACGGAGCCTGACTACGCGGCACTCGTTGCAGCGATCATCGCCGGAATCGGCCTGATTGCCGCGCGTGACAACGGCGTTTCAAGCGAAGAGGCAGGGGCGAAGTGAGCGGAAATTCGGACGACACCGGATGGATTCGCGCGAGCGAGGAGTACCAAGCACGGCTCCGCCGCGCGGGGGATCGCGTAGACCGTTTGATCCTCCTATCCGAAAGTCCGATGTTCTCTTTTTGGTCTGACATCAAACGGGAACTGGTGATGGCTGCGGATGAAATCCGGCTGCTTCGCCGCCAGTTGGAGGACAAGTCGGATGACGCGGCTTAGTGTTCACCCATGCGCGAATTCATCGCCGGAATCGTCCTTGCCCTCGTTGAATGGCTCCAACGCGCTGCAAGGCGTGGACGTGTGGCAGATGATGCGCCTAGTCGTAGCGGTACTCTTCGCCGCGCTGGCGGTCGCATCCGCGACTGGATGCACAAGAACGATTCTCGTTCCGGAGGCAAGCCCAATTCGGATCGGCCATGATGCGCGGGCGCACATCTACGTACTCGACCCGGAAACGAAGTCGTGGAGATTGAGCGACGAGCGCGTACAGATTCCAGAGGGTTGGTACTGCGTACCGCCTTCGTTCGTGGAGGAACCCGATGTCCGCTGAGTATGATTGGACGATCAAGCAAGGCGAAACGGAGACGTTGACCGTCACCTATCAAGCCGACTTGACAGGCTACGAGGCGCGAGCGCAAGGCCGGGAGACCTTTGAGGCCACGTCTACGCTGTTCAGCCTGACGAGTTCGCCGGCGGCGGGGATCGTCCTCACGCCCGGTGCGACAGCATCGACGGCGATACTTACGCTCACGTCCACGGCTACCGCTGCGTTTGCTGCACCGAATAGCGGCGTGTGGGATTTGGAGTTCTTCAACGCTGCTTCGCCGCCGGTTGTGATTTCCCCGGTGCGCGGTTCGTTCTTGGTTGTTCCGGAGGTGACGAGATGAGCAATGCGAGCGTGACAATTTCGCCAGTGGTGAAGGCTGTCACGGTCGCGCCTGTTCAGAAGGTTGTCACTATCTCCAACGTGTCAACGATTCCCACGGGCGCGGCTGGCGGCGACCTTACGGGTTCGTATCCAAATCCCACGGTTGCGCCGGGTGCAATCGGGTATGCAAAATTGCAGGACACGACGGCGGCGAGCGTGTTGCTCGGTCGCGGCGCGACGGTCGCTGGAGACGTGGAAGAGATCGCGCTTGGCACTGGTCTGACCATGACGGGTACGACCCTGAGCGCGACCGCTGTGGGCGTAACCGACGGCGACAAGGGCGACATAACCGTATCGAACAGCGGCGCGACGTGGACGATTGACGCGGGCGCTGTCACGAATATCAAGATCGGCAGCAAGGCAGTCGGAACCGCAAATATCGAGAATGGCGCGGTACAAGCGCTGCAACTCGACACCAACGCAGTCGAGACGGCGAAGATCAACAACAAGGCAGTTACGCTTGCCAAGTTGCAGGACATCGCAGGATCTAGCATCATTGGCCGTACTGCTGGAACCGGAACGCCAGAGCAGGTAGCACTGTCTGCGGATTTCGTGTTGGAGGAATTGATTCCCGGCGGCGCTACGTTGTCGATTTCGACCAGAACTGCGCGATCTGTGCTCGGTCGCAGCGCGGCAACAAGCGGCGCACCCGCTGACATTGTGGCTGGCACGGATGGCCACGTACTGCGCCGCGCATCTGGGGTTCTTGGGTTCGGTTCGCCGCCTGCTACGGGTTCAAGCGGTCAAGTAATGTTCAACGACTCCGGCGTAATCGCTGGAGATTCCGGATTCACCTTTGATCCGCTGTCAGATACCGTCACTGTTGGTTCGGTTGCGTTCACTTCAAACGGAGAATTGATCCGCAACACGACGAACGGGCAAATGGACTTCATGCCTGCGCCCGTCGCCGCGAATGCGTTCGGCGTGTACATGGACTTTACGTCCTTCACGGTCGGCGCTCGCATGGGCGTGATCCGGTCTAGCGACGGCGTGAAGAACCCTGCTGGCTCGTACATTCAGTACGAGACGCAATTGGCGATTGTGTCGGACGTGAACACCGTCTACGGCAACAACGCCGAATGCGTGATGCGCGTCACCACGACGGGAAACGAGACGTTTCAGATCGCGCCATCTGTTTCCGCCGGACGAAGCGCCGCTGTTGTGATCTGCAACCAATCGCACGTCGGCGTGGCAAATCGCTCGCCCGCAACGGAGCACGTTGATCCGACGTTCTACGTGTACTCAAGCGACGGAACGCAACCGCTCGACTACGTGCGCATCTCGCACAACCAAACCGACGCAGTGATTGAGTCGGGCGCGGGCAATCTGAACCTCGTAAGCGCGGCAGACATCAACAACAACGGCAACCGCATCCCGAAGGTGTTCAGCGGCACGACCGCGCCGGGCGCGGGCACTGGCACGGACGGCGACCTCTACTTCCAGTACTGAGGATCACATGGCAGACAACATCGGCTATACCCCAGGCACAGGCGCGACGGTCGCGGCGGACGAGATCGGCGGCGTGCTGCATCAGCGCGTCAAGATCGGTGTCGGCGCGGACGGCACGGCTGTGGATGTCAGCGAGGCGAACCCGATGCCGATGGCCGCATACGGCGAACTCATCGAGGCCATCGAGGCGCTGCGCTTCACGTTGGCTTCTCTTAGCCGCACGCTCAACGCGTCGATTCCAGACGCTAGCGGCAGGCAGCGCGTCAATGCCGAGACGGCGGTGCTCGCAAGCGGAACGCTCACGACCTGTTCTACCGTCACCAGCGTTTCGCAGATCGGCGCAATCGACGCGCGAACCGTGGTGAACGACCTCAACAAGTTCGCAGCCGACTCGCTGCGACGCAACATCGCAACGAGTTGACCCATGCCAACCACCAACGGAAACCGCAAGATCCTCGACACCAAGCGCTGGGAGTCCATGAACTCAGCGCCCGCCGCCACGGCAGCAGGATCGTTCATCGCTTCTTCGCGGCACTATCGCCAGCAGCAACTTTATGTACAGGCGCAGACGGTCGCGTACCTCTACAACCCGAACGAGGACGGCTGGGTTCTGACACCTAGCCCCGGCCTTGCGGCGGCGTTGGCGGCTGGGTCGTGCGGCACGGCGGGTTCGTTCTCCACTGGCAGCACGATCGCTGCGGCATCGCTGACAGCGACGGCGGGCACGACCTCCACGATCACGACGAATCAGACGCTTGCCCGCGACCTTCGCGGGTACTCCATCCAAATCCTCGCGGGGGCGAACGCGGGCGTGACGCTGACCATCGTGTCGAACACCATCGGATCGAACGCCGTCATTACCGTCGCCACGCAAGCGAGCGCGTTCAGCAATGCGACGGTCTACAGGCTCGTGACCCCTGTCTGGTATGTCGGCAACGGCGGCTCGACAGCCGCAGCCTCGTTCCGAAAGTACGACTTCGCGACCAACTCTTGGACGACGCTGGCGAATATGCCCGCATCCATCGGCACGGACGCGCGACTGATGGCCACGCCGTCTTGGGTGGACAGCGCGTATGTGTCGTTCGCAACTGGCACGGCGACGAGCGCCACGGGAACCACGCTCGTCAACAGCGCGAAGACATGGACTACGAACCAGTGGACGAACTATCAGGTTCGCATCACGGGCGGCACTGGCGCGGGTCAGATTCGCACGATCTCAAGCAACACGGGAACGACGCTCACGGTTGCGACATGGAGCACGACCCCTGACGCGACCTCGGTGTACAGCATTGAGGGGAACGACGATTTCCTGTACCTGATCGGGAACGCCGCTGTCACGCTGTACCGCTACAGCATCACATCGAACACATGGTCTACGATCACGCCGACCGCAGCGCGCGGCGGCGCGCCGGGCGCGGCTCTGTCGGGTTCGTGGATTTGGGGTGTGACGCAAGCGGATTGGACGAACGAGAGCGCCATCCTCAACGGGCGATTCCTCTACTCGTTCCGTGGCGGCGCGGGCGCGCAGATCGACCGCTACGACATCGCGCTCAACGCGTGGAACGCCGTGACATACTCGCCCGCCGTCGAAACATTCACCACGGGATCAAAGTGGATTTACGCGGGAGATTACCTGTACGGCACGAAGGAAGTCACAGGCCGATGGTTTCGCTACGACATCGCCCAGAGCGGCATGGACGGCATGACCACGATGAATGTCGGGCAGGGCACGGCCATAGTCGGAGACACGGCTTTCGATGTCGTCTACAAGGACGGCGCGACCAGCATCCCGTATCTGCACATGCTGATGAACACCTCCACTATTCACGCAAGGATGATGGTGATCTGATGACGATCCAAGAACTTCTCGACCTCGCGCGGAACAAACTTGCCACGCTGGCGCGGCAGCGAGAGCACGCATGGTCGCAGGGCGACTCGGCGCTCGTCGCCGCGCTCGACGCGAAGATCGCGACAACGGAGGACACCGTCGCCGCGCTTGAGGAGATCGCGTAATGTTCCTGACGCTGCTCTCATTGTCTGGCGCACCCCCGGTCGGCACGCAGGCGTTCATCAAGGTGAGCGGCGTATGGGAACTTGCCACGGTCTTCATCAAGGTAAGCGGCACATGGCAACCCGCGCAGCCGTTCTGGAAAGATGCCGGACTCTGGAACTAAGTACAACTAGGAGGATGCGAACGTGAGACTGAACATCGGATCGGGTAGCGATACGGAAGATGGGTGGATACCGTGGGACATCGCGCACGGGAACTACGCGCAGCGCATCAATATGCCGGACGCATCGGTAGAGGCAATCCGCGCGTCTCATGTGCTTGAACACATCGCGCGCGTTGAGACGCTATCGACGCTGAAAGAGTGGCGACGGGTACTCAAGCCGGGTGGACGACTATTCGTCGCCGTGCCTGACTTTGATCGGATCGTATCTCAGATGGCGGCGGGTTCCAAAGACCCCAACATGGAAGCGTACATCATGGGTGGGCAGACCGACGTACACGACTTCCATTGCGCGATCTTCAACGAAGCCAAACTGCGCCAGTTGTTGGAGTTGGCGGGATTCCAGCGCATCGCGGAGGTCGGCAAGGAAGGCGAGAAGTGGAACTGCTCTCATCACTGGTGCAGTTTGAACATGGAGGCGTTCGCGTGAAGTCGGAAACCGTCCCCATCGACTCGCTGAACTTCGATCCCGCCAATGTCCGCAAGCACGGCGAGCAGAACCTTGCCACGATCAAGGCGAGCCTCAACCGCTTCGGCCAGCAGAAACCAATCGTGGTGGATGCCAATGGCGTTGTCCGCGCCGGAAACGGCACCCTGATGGCCGCTAAGGCGCTCGGGTGGAAAGAGATAGCCGTAGTACGCTCGACGCTCGCGGGCAGCGAGGCGACCGCCTACGCCATTGCGGACAACCGTACCGCCGAACTCGCGGAGTGGGACGAGGACGCGCTTGCCGAGACGCTTTCTGCGCTCCAGTGCGAGGACGAGGCGTTGCTCGACGCGGCGGGCTTCGACTCGGCGGAACTGTCGAGGATGATCGACGGCATGGCCGAGGTGACGGAGGACGAGGTTCCTGAGCCGCCAGCGGAGCCGATCACAAAGCCGGGCGACCTGTGGTTGTTGGGCGAGCATCGTGTGCTCTGCGGCGACTCCACGAAGCCCGAGGATGTCGAGCGGCTGATGGCGGGAGCGAAGGCGGCTTTGATTGCGGCAGATCCGCCGTACTTCGGGAAGGTGGACGCGGCATGGGACAACGACTTCGATGGTTACGAGGATTTCCTCGGCTTCCTCGACTCCGTGTTTGCCCAATGGGCTCTAGTAATGATCGAACGCGGAACCGCAGGCTGGTGGTGCGCTCCTGATTTCGCATGGCACATCGAAGGACTTCTTCGGAAGCGGTTCGCCGTCTTCAATCACATCGTTTGGTACAAGGGCGACGGCTTGGGTACGACGGCATCCGTTGATGATATGCGTCGATGGAGGCCGCGAAGCGAGCGCCTGTTGCTTTGCGAAATGCTGCACTCGCCCGACGCCTTGCTCGCATCGTTCAACGCAAAGACGGCGCACATAGCAGCAAGATCGGCCTACTCTGCCATCATCGAACGCATGGCGGGATGGAGAAAGCAAGCGGGCATTTCTCTTGCTGAGATCGACAAGTGCCTCGGGACAAAGGGAATGGCCGGACACTACTTCACACCGTCGCAATGGTCGCTCCCAACGCTAGAAGCATGGAGCAGGCTCCAGCCGCTTTTCGCGGCACGCGGCGTTGACATCGGCGAGCATTCAGCCCAGCGCAGCGAGTTCGACGCCCAGCGCAGAGAGTTCGACGCCCAGCGCAGCGAGTTCGACGCCCAGCGCAGAGAGTTCGACGCCCAGCAGGCCAAGACGGATGTTTGGCATATGTCTGCGCCGCATGGGCAAGATAGAAACGGCCACCCAACGCCAAAGCCTCTAGAACTGATGGTGAAGATAGTCGGCGCGCATTCACGCCGTGAAGACCTTGTCGCCGACCCGTTCCTCGGCAGCGGCACGACCCTCATCGCCGCCGAGCAACTGGGGCGCAAGTGCTACGGCATGGAGATCAGCCCTGCCTACTGCGATGTCATCGTGAAGCGGTGGGAGACACTCACGGGAAGGAAGGCCGAACTTGCCAAGGGCTAAGATTGACATTGATCCCAAGCAAGTCGAAGACATGGCTTCCATCGGTTGCACCATTGACGAGATGGCGACGATCCTCGGATGCTCGGGACGCACGCTTCAGCGCCGATTTGTCACCCCCATAGAAAGGGGGCGATCACGACTAAACCGCAGCCTTCGCCGCAAACAGGCGGAAATGGCGCTGAATGGCAACGTGACCATGCTCATTTGGCTCGGCAAACAGTACCTCGGGCAGAAGGAGAAGAGCGAATCCGTCGTGCGCGAGGAGGTGATCACGATTGAGGAAATCGCGCCGAAGGTGCAGCATGACGCATGAGGCTGCAACTACAACCGCTGTCTTCGATCCTGCACCCGTCACAAATGACGGTAGACAAGGCGCTTGCTCGGTTCAGCGTCCTTGAAATCGGTCGGCGTTGGGGGAAGACAACCTACGGTCGCGTCAAGGCGCAGCGCGCCGCCATCAACCGCCGGAAGGTCGGATGGTTCGCGCCAACCTACAAGTACCTTGCCGATCCCATGCGCGACATTGAACGCGCGCTTGCACCAGTGACGGCGCGCATGGATCGCGTAGAGAAGCGGCTAGATTTGGTGACTGGCGGCGTGATCGACTTTTGGTCGCTTGAGGACATTGATTCGGGTCGTGGCCGAGACTACGACTTGATCGTGGTTGACGAGGCCGGATTCGTGCCGAACCTCCTTGAATGGTGGCGCAACGCGGCGCGTCCGACGCTCTCCGACCGCAAAGGTTCGGCGCTCTTCCTTGGCACACCGAAGGGAACGGGCGACTTTCACCGCCTGTTCACGGAAGCCGAAAGCGACACAACTGGCACGATGCGAACGTTCCGCATCGGAACGCGCCACAACCCGCACATTGACCCGGAGGAAGTCGAGGCCGCGCGGCGTTCGCTGCCGCCGGAAGTCTTTGCGCAGGAGTACGAAGGCATACCCGCTGAGGACGGCGGCAATCCTTTTGGCCTCGACGCTATCCGCGAGTGCGTCGGGCTGCTCTCGACGCGTCCGGCAGAGTGCTACGGGGTCGATCTTGCCAAGAGCCAAGACTACACCGTAATCGTCGGACTCGACGCGGACGGCGCGGTATCACACCTCGACCGATGGCAAGCGCCGTGGCAACTCACGCGGGAGAAGTTGGCGAAGATCATCGGGGACAAGCCCGCGCAGATCGACTCAACCGGCGTGGGCGATCCGATTGTGGAGGACTTGAAGCGCGTCTGCCGTCGCGTCGATGGCTTCAAGTTCACGTCGCAGAGCAAGCAACAACTGATGGAAGGGCTACAGATTTCGATACAAACGCGCGAGATTCGCTACCCGGATGGGTGGCTGCGCTCGGAACTGGAGGGCTTCGGATACCGATACTCCGGAAAGCACGTCGCGTACGAGGCGACAGCGGGACACGATGACGGCGTGTGCGCCTTGGCACTTGCCGTCCATGCACGACGCGCGCGAAAGCCGCTCCTAACGAGAGTGATATGAGCCTAATCGAACGCATCAAAGCGGCATTCACCAAGACGGCGTTCACCGATGACAAGCCGCCGCGCTTCACGTCTGCTAGCGGCATGACGTTCCTTGGGCGCGAGGTGAAGCGTCCCGACTTCAGCCACAAGGCGGCGGTTCAGTATTGCGCGTCGTGGGTCTACGCTGCAGCGCGTCTCAACGCTATTGCTGTTGCGTCGCAGCCGCTCCGGCTGTACGTGCGCTCGCGCGGAACTGGCGCGAAACTTTGGAACACGCGCAGGACGGATCGCCGCACCAAGGCGTATCTCTCCGGCGATCTTGCGCAACTCCCATCGCGGTTTGCGATGTCGAAAGCAGCGGAGTTCGGGGACGACTATGAAGCCGTCGCGGACACCCATCCACTGCTCGACCTATTGACGCGAGTCAACCCGTATCAGAACGGATTTGACGCGACCGTCCTGCGCGTGCTTTACTTGGAGTTGACGGGCAACGCGTACGTTCATCCGGTGATTGATCGTCGGCTCGGTATCCCCGCTGAACTGTGGACGATGCCTAGCCAGTGGGTCGAAATCATGCCGGGTGACGGCGCGCGAGGGGAGCCGTTCGTGCGAGGCTACCGCTACGGGTCGAGCGATCACCAGAAGACGGACTTCACGCCGGAAGAAGTGATCCACTTCAAGTATCCGAACCCGCGCGATATGTACTACGGACTCGGCAAGGTCGAGGCCGCGTGGGGTGCTGTGACTTCAAACGAAGCATTGCACGAGATGGACTATTTCTTCTTCAAGAACAAGAGCCGACCGGACTATCTCGCCGTCATCAAGGGCAACGCGAGCGAAGCGGAGTTGGATCGTTTCACGGCGGAAGTAGAGAACAAGATTCGCGGGACGCAGAAAACGGGCAAGTTCCTTGCCGTCACTGGTGACGTGGACTTGAAGGCGCTGTCGTTCCCACCGAAGGACTTGGAAGGACGCGAGGAGATCGTTGAGGAGATCGCGGCAATCTTCGGTGTGCCGGTGTCGATGCTTCGTGCGAACGATCCGAACCTAGCGAGTGCTGAGGTTGGCTTTGCGTCGTGGAAGGAAACGACGATCCTCCCCGCGTGTCGCATGGATGAAGATGTGTTGAATCAGTCCCTCTTGCCGCTGTTCGGTATCGAAGAGGACGCGTTCCTTGCGTACGACAACCCGGTAAAGCGCGACGAGGTGCAGGAGTCCACGAAGCGCCTGACGTACGTTCAAGGCGGGATCATCACGGCGAACGAGGCGCGACAGCAGGAGGGTCTAGAGCCAATCGAAGACCCGAACGCGGATCGGCTGCTCATCAACGGACAGCCGCTCGGCGGGATGCCCACGCCGTCGCCGTTTGGAGGGCTGTTTGGCGCGTCGGTCGCACCAGTGCAAACGTCGCCGGATGACGGCGTAGACGAGACGTTGGACGCGCCGGAAGTTGTGGCAAAGGCCATCGAAACGAAGGACGCGCTAGGCGACTGCGTGAGCGCGAAGATTCCAAAACTGCTAGACGAGGGCTACCCGCAGGATCAAGCGGTGGCAATCGCGTACGCCATGTGCAGCGAGGGGAAGGGGTTAGAGGAGGCCATCGGTAAGGCCGTCGAAGGCATCGACACGAAGCCGCCGGAGTCTGTCGCCGCGAACGCGCGGCGGGCGCTTGAGGTGCGCGAGTCGAAGCCAGAATCCCAACGCGGCATGACCGAGGTTGGCATTGCTCGCGCGCGCGACCTTTCGAACCGCGCGAATCTCAGCGAGGACACTATCCGCCGAATGCTCGCGTACTTTGAGCGCCATGAGGTGGACAAGCAGGGCGAGACTTGGGACGACCAAGGCAAGGGTTGGCAAGCGTGGAACGGTTGGGGTGGCGACGAGGGCTTCGCGTGGGCGCGCCGGAAGGTCGAAGAGTTCGACCGGGCGCGCGAGAAGAAGTCTTGCGGGTGTGGCTGCAAATCTGCACGCAGAATTTCACAGAAGGCAATGTGGGAATCCGGTGTATCCGATGGGATACACACGAAGAGCGCGGAGAGTGAATCGCGCAAGATCAACAAGAACGAAAACGAAGCCGCGAAGGCGGTATCTGCGGTGTTCGATAAGCAAGTTGTCGAAATCCTTGCGCTGCTCAAGGCGGCGGAACGCCCGTCGCAAGACTTGATTACGCGCGCGGAACGTGTGCTACGCGCGCGCGGCTATCAGCGCGAAATCGTCGCGGCGCTGTCGCCGTATCTCCGTGAGGCGATCACAACTGGCGCGACAATCGGTATCGACACGGTGGCGAAGGTGGCTACCGAGGTGGATTTCCAGTTGGAGCGCGACGACTTGGCGCGATACGCGGACACGGAATCCGTGCGGCTCGCGCGTCAGACGGCATCCGGTGTCACGGAAACGACGGCGGTTCGCGTGCGCGACATCTTGGGCGATGGCTTGGAGAAAGGCGAGAACGTAGACAAACTTGCGGAGCGCGTCCAAACGTGGGCTGATTCGCAGAAGGATCAAGACGGCACTTGGAGCCGCGCTACCACGGTTGCGCGAACGGAAGCGCAACGCGCCGCGCGTGTCGCGGAAGTCGAGGCGTGGAAGTCCACCGGCTTGGTTCGCGGCAAGACGTGGCTTCTCGCGCCTGATCCGTGCGAGTTCTGTGAGGCGGTGGCCAAGCGATACGGCGAGAAGGCCATCGGACTAGACGAAGCGTTCTACCAGAAGGGCGACCTCCTGTTCGGTGTCCCCGATGCCAACGGAAAGACGCGAGAGATGGTGCTCGACTACGAAGACATCAAGGGCGCACCGCTTCACCCGAACTGCCGCTGCTCCATGCAACCTCTACTGGATGACGATTTGGAATCCATCTACCAAGAAATCAAGGCAGACGAGTTGGCCGCAGCAGCACGACGCATCACGGAACAGGAAGGCAACCAATGACGGACACACTCGTACGCAAGGCGCTCGCGGCTGAACTGAAGGGAACCGCGCGAGGATTCACAGCAGTAATCACGGCGGAAACTCTCGACCGTGACGGTGAGGTGTTGATCCCGCAGGGCATGAATTCGACCGAGTTCGACCGCAACCCGACGCTCTTCTGGAATCACGACTACGCACAGCCAGTTGGTCGGTGCAACGGGCTGAAGCGGAAGGAATCGACCATCGTTGGGGACTTCACGTTCGCGCAGCGACCGGACGGATACCAAGGCGAGTTCTTCCCCGAGGTTGCGGCGGCGCTCGTCGCACAAGGCATCGTCAACGCTGTTTCGGTCGGCTATATGCCGGAGGACGGCGGCGTACGCAAGGCCATCGACGCGGATCGCAAGCGGTACGGCGAACGCGTCCATACGGTGTACTCACGGTGGAAACTGCTAGAGGTGAGCCTTGCGCCGCTTCAGTCGAACCCCGATGCGCTCATTACGGCGGTGAAAAAGGGGATCATGTCACCAGTTGCCGCGAAGCGATGGTTCGGGATTGAGACACCGAAGCGCACAGTGATTACGGTTGGCGTGCCTTCAACTGGAACGAAGCGCGCGCCGATCAATGTCGAAGAGGTCGTCAAGCGCGAGATTGCTCGCGCTCAAGGCCGCATCTTCCTCTGATCCGTTCGGCAGAGCCTACGGCGAGTCGCCTGCAAGCAGCCTAGATCGGTAAGAAAGATCACACCTGATTTCTGACAGGAGCAGTTGTCCCATGAAGACTATGAACACAGCAGACTTTACCGCTGCGCTTGAGCGCGCCGGAAAGATCAAGGGCGAACCCGGCGTGGTCGCTCAGAAGAAGTTGATTCTTGAGAACTACATGATTGTTGACGATGCCGGAATGGCCGTCGATCCCGACAGCCTTGATGTCGTCGTCAAGGGAATGCCCGCCGCCGAGAAGGAGCCGGAGACGGACAGCGCGCTTGCTGAAGCCGTCGCCAAGAGCGTTCGTCGCTCGCTCGCGGATTTGGTTGTGGAGCGCAAGTTCGCGGTTACCGCGAATCTCGACGCGAAGCCTAACACTCCGTGGGAAACCGCGCGCGTGTACGGCTCGATCAAGAACCTCAAGAGCAAGGAAGCCGCGTACAAGTTCGGTGCGTGGTGCTTGGCCGCGATGGGTCACCAGAAGTCCGCTGCATTCTGCAAGGACAATGGACTTTCGCTCATCCGCACCAAGGGTCACAGTGAAGGCGTGAACAGCGCGGGCGGCTTCCTCGTTCCCGAAGAGTTTGAGAACGAACTGATTACGCTGCGCGAGCAGTACGGCGTGTTCCGCCGCAATGCAACCGTCAAGCCGATGTCGAGCGATACCAAGCGCATTCCGAAGCGCGTCGGCACGGTTACGGCTTACTTCGTCGGTGAGGCAGCAGCCATCACCGAAAGCCAGCAGACGTTCGACAACGTGCAGTTGGTTGCGAAGAAGATCGGCGCTCTCACCACGATCTCTAGCGAACTGAACGAAGACGCGCTCATCAACCTTGGCGACGACATCGCAGGCGAAATCGCCTACGCGTTCGCACTCAAGGAAGACGACTGCGGCTTCAACGGTGACGGAACTGGTGCGAACTTCGGCGGCATCGTCGGTCTTAAGCACGCTCTCACCGATGCCACCTATCAGGTGTCGGACGGTGGACAGACCGCGTACTCGGGCGTTACCGCTGCGGAAATCGCTGCGGGTCTTCGCAAGTTGCCCGCGTGGGCGGCGCAGCGAAACAACATCAAGATTTTCTGCCCCAAGGCGGCGTTCCACGCGGTCTTTGAGCGGATCGCGCTCGGTGCAGGCGGCGTGACGGCTCTTGAGATGGCAAACGGACTCACCGCGCCGCGCTTCATGGGCTACCCCGTGGAGTTCACGCAGGTGATTCCGGTCACCGAGGGTGCGGGCGAGACGTTCGCCTACATTGGTGATCTCCGTCAGGCCGCGTACTTTGGTGATCGTCGCGCAAACTCAATCGCGTTCTCTGATTCCGCGCTCAACTCGTTTGAGCAGGACGAAATCGCGGTGCGCGGTACGCAGCGTTTCGACATCGTGTGCGCCAACGTCGGAGGCGCGACCGCTTCCGGCGCAATGGTTCGCATGACTCTCTAAAACCTCCCTTGTTGCAGGGGGGAGGGGGATTCGTCTCCTTCCCCCCGCACCAGAACGAAAGCAGGACTTCCATGCGACAGAACAGTAAGTTCGTGATTGGCGCAATCAGCGCCACCAACGCTTCCCAACTCACGGCGACCATCGACACGCGCGGCTTCTCGTACGCGCGTCTCTACTGCCTCG